GACTTCCATACTAACTCTGCCATCTGAAACCAAATAGCAACCATTCTATCTCTTTCTTGTTTTTGTCCCCAAAGATAAAACAGTAACCAATATTCTTTATCAAATCTACATACTCTAACCGTTTGGTCATGTATCTCTGGAAGGTCGACCGCGGCTCTCAATCGTTGAGAGCCAGCAATCGGGTACCAGTTTGGCATACACAGGAAGGGAGATTTAACCCCATGCATGCGCAGACTGTCTATTAAAGGTTGGTTTGGCGGTACATTTGTTATGTTTTCTTGTACTTTCGGTTGCTCTAGCAACCAACCTATTGTTCTTGTATACCAAGTGTGTGGAGGTAAAGGGACTAACTCGGCAGTTTCTCTACTTACTCTATCATATGCCATCGTTCATCTCCTTGTATTTCTGTGTCCATTCTTCTTCGTAAATCTTTCTAAAATCTTCTAGTGTAGGAAAAGGTACTTCTATACCCTGTACATTTGCATGTAGTAATCTTCCTAAGTATTTTTCATAGGCTACTTTTAATTGTGCTTCTGTGTATAAAATCATATTAGTTCCATGGTGGTTCGTCCGAATAACTCGTGCGTTTAGTTTTCTTTTCTTCATCTTCTTTGTCCATTTGTTTAACAACTTCTTGTTTAATAATTCCAGTCTTTGGACCAATCTTTAGTGTATTTAAATTGTACTCACTGATAAAATGTTTTGGAGTACCATTTCTAAGTTTTTTACATATAAACTTCATTTGACCAATAGTTTCTGCAGGTTTCTCTCCATAATCTTCTTCGGGTTCTACATCATCTACTTCGCCAGGGTCGTGTTTCTCTAATAAATAGAAAGCATCTACTGCGTTCTGTAAGTCTCTAGAGAACTTAATCTCTCCTTCAGGGTTAGTCTGACAAGCTGTAATAACCATACATTCAACTTCTTGTGCCAATCCTTTCAATGCTTTAGATATTTCTATCTGTTCAGTCCAGTCATACTGTCCTGCTCTATTTTGTATTCCTCTTTTAACCTGATTAATATAATCAACTATGATTACGCCAGGGTCGTGCATTGTTTTCATTTTGTTTCTGGTAACACTCATTATCTTTGTTAGAGATAGTTTTGGGTCATAATATATTTCTATACTAGGTGAGTCTTTCTTTAAAGTTTTTAATTGAGCAGTCATCATATCCCAACCTACCCATTGCCTAGGGACTGCGTCAAGTATTGGGGGTTCTTGTTCAAGAACTTCTTTTAATATTTCTTCGCCATTTTCATATCTACCCGCCCACCATGTGGCTAACTTCTCCCAATCTTTAGGGTACAGTCTTCTATACATAGTTCCTTCTTTATAATCTTCTCGTGGTACACCAGTTTGGGATGCGTGGGGGGATGTCAAGCCTAACGGTACGCCTGAGCATTGTGCAGCAATTCTTTGCATAATTTCTCGAGAGTCCATTTCTATTGTAAAATATAGGATTGATTTGCGTGGATAGTTGAGATATCCATTGTAAAGGGATGCAGCAATACTACTGCAAGTAAACGACTTACCCCCGCTAGATTTAGCGCCTAACAAAATTAAATTTGTGGGAGAGAAGGTGGTGTGTTGGTCGTATTCTTCATTCAAACCAAGGGGTAAGCGTTTCTTAATTTCATCATCTGAGTCGAACAGTTCTAGAGTTCTCATATTGTTTGCTTCACTTTCTACTTCTACTTTGTCTTCTACGTTGAGAACTATGTCTTGTAGTGTGTCTAGCTGTTCTTGGGCATCTTCTGTTAATATTGTTTTGCCCAGAAAAATCTCTACTTCTTTTAAGATTTCTGATTGTGTAAATTTGTTCTTGAGAAAGTCCAATAGAATGTGAGGCTCTACGCCTACTTCTAAAGTCTCAAGGGATGCGATATGCTCTTTTTGTTCTTCGGGCATTGGCTCCATCATGGATAGAGCTTCCCAAGTAGGCAGAGCTTGCCTATTGTTTACTTCTTTTTCTATTAATTTAAATATAGCACGTTCGGGAGCAGTTTCAGGTATATAATGTTCTTGTAACTCAGCCCAAGTGTCTAAGTCACCATCTGTAATTATTTTATTTAGTAATGCGGCTTCGAGTTGCAATTCAATCTCCCAAGTGAATTATATGTAAAAAGATAGGGCAGTCCTAAGACCGCCCCAATAGAAAGACAATATTAGCTAATGTCTTTTTTAGCAGCGCCGTTATAGTCGGAACACTGTATGCCTCTTCTAGTAAGCATAGTTTTTACGCCTCTAGGAGTTTTGCCGATTTCATCAGCGATAGATTGAACTGACATATCTGTAATGTCCATTCCTTCTAATGGGTCATTCTTTGAAGAACCCTTTGTTTCTTTTTGCTTAGGTATCGCGTTGATAACTTCAGCTCTAAGAAGTGATAAAGCTTTTCCTCTGATAGAGTTTACACTTCTACCTAAGGCTTCTGCTATATCTTCGATGAAAGCGTTATCGTTAACTAATGCTACGAATTGTGCTTCTTCATCTTCATTGTAAGACTTAACAGTCTCAACCTTAGGAGCAGGTTTAACATGTTCTGTTAACTGCATAGAAAGGATTTTTCCTTGAATAGATTTTGCACTAAATGCTCCACCTTCAAAGTTTGCAGCGATTTCTGCATAAGTGTAAGAACCGCTGTTGTCTGATACAAAAGCTGATAAAGTAGCTTCTTGTGAATCAGAGAAAGATTTAGTTTGTGAAGCAGAAGCTAGTTCTACGTCAAAACCCATCTTTCTTAATTTAGAACTTACTGACCTAACAGAAGTTTCTAATTGTTCTGCAGCGCTAGCTACAGTTGCCTGTGATACAGGGCTTTCGTCACCGACAAAAGAAGTTAATTCTGAAGTTCTTTCGTCTGTCCATTTTGGTAATGCCATTTTAATTTTCCTCAATTAAATGTTTTAGATTTGTTATTATTAAAACACCTCGGTCACGAGCTGTCTGTGTCTTTGCTGACTCAATACCACTCTCATTAATTAAATGAGTGCAATCTTTTGTCAGACTGGATTTTACTACGAAACCGTAGTTGTTTAGAACTTTTTCTGCGAAAGCTTTAGTTGGATAAGTTTTAAGCTTACCACTAATGCAAACAACACCTGTGACCTCTTTCTTTTTTACTATTTTATTATTCCAATTGAAGGGCAAACAGTCTTTGTAATTATTAGGGTAGAACTCTGTCTCCATAAAGTTAATTAAACTAGCAGTAGCTTTCGGACCGATACCCGCTTCAGTACAACTTTTCTCGCTAATATCTTCGATGTTTGATATTGTATCGCATAATTTTTGAGAAGCTGACCGACCGATAAGTGGTATAGAGAAAGCAGGTATTAACGACACCAAAGCAATCTCTCTTGATTTTTGAATCTCAATATAGAGTTTCTCTCCTAGTTTTTCAGAATCCAGTAGTTCACTAATTTCTTCCTTAGTAAGTTCATATAAATCCGAGTATTTTTCTAAAAACAACTTACTCACAGTTGCTGGGCCTAAGCCCTTTATTTTTAGTGTAGAGGCGAAGTTGATAACTTTTTTATCCCACTGAGCTGGACAGTCGTGATTTCTGCAAAATAATTGCTCATTCACTAACTCCAGTACACTATCACAAGAAGGACAATGTGTTGGTGGTATAATTTTTGTCAATTCCGTCTCCCTTTCTAAATATACATATATTATACAAAAAGTTTAACCATTTGTCAAGAACTTTTTTTCATAATGTGACCTAAAAGTTAGAATCAATTTTTCAATCCTCCTCGTAAATATGGGTATCTTCTACCATATTTCGGTACTTCCACTGAAACCATAATGCTTTCAATTTTTTAGTTAAAAATTTTATCCAATCTCTTTTCATAAATATCCTTTATTATCCTATCAGCAATTAGCTGATGCCCTTCCTCTAGTGGATGGTCTTTTGGTCCGTATGGTACTTTACCTTTTGTCATATCGTAAATACCTTCTGATGTTAGCTCTGGTACTTCTCTTAAATAATCTTTCAATTTCATCCTATTAGCAGGAGACCATTGTATATTAGCTGCTTCTTCTCTTTTTTCATCTAAGTATTTTAATCCTGGGTCAATCTGCCCATTACTCATCATATAAAATAAATGAGGAATACCTTGAGAATTATAAAAGTGTCTAAGTGAAATCATATAATTTATACTATTAATTAAATTATACTTCATGGTTCTACTGTGCAGTACATAGTTCTTAAAACCATTGTACTGTTTATTTGTCATATCAGGGTGATAATAAATTTTACTTATATCTAATGTTTTATATTTAACTTTATCAAAAACAAAACTTGTAAATCCTACTTGTCTCCATAAGTTAGTATCATTTAAGTACTCTAATCTATTAAGACCTGACCAAACAATTACAGCTAGTTTAGGCTTACGACCAATTAGTGCATCCTCCATAGATACTCTCCATATACGGTCGTTACTGCCTCCAATCTTTGAATTTCTAAACCAGTCTACATTGAAGTGCTCAGAAACAAGGTTAGTAAAACAATCTGTTTTAGAGTTCTTTAGTTCCATTCCTTGTACAAAACTGCAACCATTCCAGTAGATATCATAGTCTTTCTGTACTAACATTAAAATACCTTTACATTATACTTAGTCTGAAAATCCCATGCGTCATTCCAAGTATCTACCATTGGTTGACCTTTTATATTTAAACTGGTATTGAGTAACATAGGTACTCCAGTTATATCATAGTACTCTTCTAGTATTGGTCGTAATGCTGAGGTGCAGTCTTTTCGAACCACTTGTACTCTTGCTGTTCCATCAACGTGCGTGACCGAACTGTAGTCGTGTTTTGCGTTTGAAACAAACTGCATATACTCATTACTATACCCTTCAAAATATTCATCTACGTATTCCTCCAAAATCGCTGGTGCGAAAGGACGAAACTTTTGTCTACGCTTAATGGTGTTAACGGTATCTTTAATGTCGTAACGAACATCACCAAGCAAACTCCTATTACCAAGCGCCCTAGGCCCAAATTCTGCTTTTCCATTTGCTACTCCTGCTACTTTATTATTTATTAATTCTTTTACTACTTCTCTAGGATTTATTTCTCTATTTATATTTGTACCTAAAAAAGTATCTTTAAACTTTACATGTTGTTTTGTATGTGCAAGTACACAACCTAGTGCACTGCCTGCATCGCCTGGGTTTGGGAATATCCACATATTATCAAACATAGGTCTTATTTTGCTATTTGCTACACAGTTAAGTGCAACTCCGCCGCCATATACTAAATTACTTCCATACTCTCTGGCTTTAATCATTATAGTATTTAATTCATGTTCTAATTGCATTTGTGCTGAAGCGGCGATGTCTTCTACTGTATGCCAAAACCATTTTCTTCTTCTAAATCCTTTGTGATGATTTTTATTTACTTCGTTTAACATATCTATACAAGGTGTTCCATACGCTGCCATACCCATTGTTATGTATTCATCTTCATTTGGTTTTAACCCTATACGCTGAGTTATAGCACTATAAAATAATCCTAATGACCAAGGGTACTCTCTAGACCAAACTTTTAATCCATCTTTCCATATACTAGCAGTATCAAATTCTCCTATTGCATCAATCACTACACATACTACATCATCTTTAAATGGAGCTGTATATAGTCCTGCTGCCATATGACTTTCATGGTGTAAAGCATGTTTATCACATCCTATTCCATTACTAGTCGGGGATTGCCCATACATATCTCTACGAAGATTTTTTATCTTTGTATCTTCGTAGAAAATAGATGTATCACATGGTATATCTTTTAACTCTTGTGGAAGCCACCTATCATTTTTGACACGAGTTATTCTCTCAGCATGAGTTGCGTACTGTATTTGATTATTGTTTACTAATGCTACTGCGGCATCGTGAAACCCTTCGCTAATCCCTAAATATTTCATGCTTTTTGGGAAAACTTTCGAGGATTTTTGAGTCCATCGTAAAGCACTCCGTATGCCCTCCAAAGTGATGCTGTGTTTTATGTCTGTCATTTTGATACATCTTGTGTAATTTCTGTTCCCATCTCCAACAATCGTAGATTGTCCCTGTCCAAATCCTTTGTATTCTGATGTCGTAGTTTGTAAATCCACGCCCTCGCTTTACTACGTCTTTGAACGTTCGCCCTTTTGCGATGCCGACTTTTATAGTTTCTCGTTCCCATGTTGCCTTATTTACTAACACTATCCCATACAGGACGCCTTCTTTTTCTTTTTCCCACGGATGGTTATTAAAAAAGGTTTGATTATATACTCCGCCTGACACTAGACTCTCTTAACTATTCTAGGTATGATTTCTCCACTACGAATAACTTCTACACTACATCCAATCTCTAGCTCTAAAGCTTCGATATATGCTTGATTGTGTAGAGTTGCTCTACTTACTGTCGCTTCTCCAATGATACAAGGCTCTAGAATCGCAACTGGCGAAACAGCACCTGACTTCCCGACATTCCATTCAACGTCCAAGAGCCGAGTAACTACTCCA